CTCAGCTGCTTTTGTCTCTACTTTCGGAGCAGTAGCTCCTTTCTTTGCTTTATTCTTTGCCATTTTGATAATGTTTTAAAGATTGTGTTTAAATGTTAATTACTTGGTACGAACGTACCTAATTCTCTCGTTTGTCTGTTTTTGTTAGTGTTATCGCTATCTATGAGTCATCAAAGATAATGTGTTCCATTATATAGTTTAAACTATTCAATGGTAACACGTTCATCACTGGTGCCCATGTAAGGCATTCTGATAATAATGACTCCTGACCTGTAATATCCTGTTCGGTAACTTCAGCCATTGCTATCTGGTTGAAGCATACTACATGGGCGTCAGTAGAATCTCCTGCCTTACGAATTACCTCAACATTAGCTGCTTTTGCTTTTGGCTTGCTGCTAAAGATGTAAAGGAAACCTATAGACACACATACGCTAACACTAAAACAGAACAATAGTCTCCAAACTAAATCGTTACTATGGTTGGCCTTCCCTATAACGATTGCAGCTAAGATGACTATAATTGCGATGATTGCAACTTCTGTCATGATGTGTAAGTATTTGTTAGTTATTGTTAATGTTGTCAAAAAATTCTCGCAATCTCTTCTTAGCTTTGTTTAAGTCACTTTTTACAGTTCCTATTGGCACGCCAAGCTCAGTTGCAAGTTCCTCATAACTTAAGCCTTTGAAATATCGTAATTCTAATATGTTACGATATTTAGATCTTAATTTATGTAGAGCTACTTTCAGTTGTTCAACAGTTTCCTGTTTCATAATAACTTCCTCAGGACTGAGGTCATTACTGTCTAACTGAATGTAATTGTCCTCAGAATCTATATAATGATTCTGTTTCTCATTCTTAGAAGATCTTATATAATCTATTGCAGTGTTAATTGCTATAGTTTTCAACCACATTTCAAATGAAATAGGGTTTACATAAGATTCTAATCTACTAAATGCTTTTGTGAATGTAACAGATAATAGGTCATCTGCTACGTCTTCATTCTTTACAATATCATAGATAATGTATCGAATAAGCTTATGATGCCGATCATAAAGCTCTGTAAAAGCATCTTGCTTACCAAGCTTAGCTTGCTGAATAAGAAGGTCTTCGTCTTCTCTTTTCATAATCAAACTAACTTGTTAGTAAATGTTAGGGGAGTCGAACCCCTAACATTTTAAAAAGGACAAGGCCTAGATTCAAAACAAAAAGGTAAACCTAATATCTTCATAAGATAATAATCTTCGAAAACAGGTTTCCTAATGTCATACTGCAGATGTACATTATCAAATATTTCATCAGCATAAATTCTAGGTAGTCCTAACTTGTTCAGCATAGATACGAAAATACGCATCTGAACTGCATCCGTTGCCCTTGTATTGTGTAACATGGCAAGGTGTGTAAAGAGTTTCCTTTGTACAAATAATAATAATGTCCTTACTTGGATTCTGTGTTGTATCCATTTTAGTAATTCTTTATCATTATATTGCTTAGGGAATACTCCGTCTGGTCCATATGTCTGTGATATGACTGAACCAAATAAATTCCAGTCTTCTCCTACTTTAGGTAGATAGGGTAAGACTAGACGGTTGTTTAGATAATCACACAGATCTGTATAATTTACTGTGAGACTATGTTCCTTTTGTCTCTCCATAACTGATCAATAATTGTTTGAGCTTCACCATAACTGATGCTAGGATTTGTTAGCATGATATCTGTAAGTAACTTTTCACGATCTAAATCACCACATAATGATAACCATTTTTTGTACTGTTTAGGTGTGTAAGGTAACTTTGGTATCTGTACTACTTCTTGCATCGGACTGATGATGTTCAAATCGATCTGTCTGAAGTTAAATTCACACGGTTTCTCAGTTAATACAGTTTTTGCCTCTGTACTGATTTCTAATTCTCCAGTATCAATGAACTTTGTTAAGTTTAACACTCTTGCAACCTGTAGCATAGGTGCGCTTCCTATTACTACTGCTATATACTCTTGTCCACTGATTGTTACTAAATAAGTTCCACTAGTTGCCAACGTTTTCATTTTCCTTCCTAATAAATTCGTTATACACTCGGGCAATATCCATTGCCTCTATTAGATCTTTTTTGTAAGTTTTAGCAATAATTGTTGCTATCTCTGTAACATCTTGTGCATCTCTTAACAATGCTAAGAACTCTTTCCTCTCTTGGGGACTATCGAAATAAATACGTTTTCCTACCCTCATACGTTTCTGGTTTATCAAATACTTCCATTTCCTTCCATATACAGCCATCCCTAAGCATTTCATGCCATTGTGATGGTAAGTTATACGTATAATATAATGGTTTACTACTACGATTATGCTTATTATGATAGAAGTTCCACCAACCCCAGTCTTTCAATTGGATTATTCCAAATGGGTTACTAGAGTTAGAGTTAGTGCAAAGTAACACAACACTTTTTCTACTGCTAATTCTAAGATCATCAGCTTGTTTGTCTTTTACTTGTACACCTTTCTCTTTGAGAAAGTTATACATTCCTATAACGTTATCTCTTACTCCGGCACATATAAATTCCTGAGTAAATGAAGATACGTTAAATAGATCATACTTTACTTTACTTGGCACTCTTATCATCTTCTGCAAATGTAGGAATACAACCATGTGATTCTAGCATATCAGCTTCTAGACTTAAGTCTATCCACCAATCTATCCCTTGAGGTTCTTCTTCGAAGTCCGCAGCGTTAATTAATGTATTCTCTTTCAAATGCATAATTAACTCTCGACCTGTCAAAAGGTGTTCGTAACAATACCTAGCAACTGCACTTATCAGTTGATTAAGTACTCCATGATTCTCCCCAACTCTTTTCCAAGATTCAGGAAGATTTTCACTAACATAGGCTACGTAGCCTGAAAAACTAACTTTTGCCATCCATACTGTTTTTAGTTTATGTTATCTAGTAGGATTCGAACCTACACTACTGAATAAACAGCGTTCTACCATTAAACTATAGATATCCCTCACTTTCGTAGTTAGCACGTGACTTTACGCAACTGCTAGTTGAGTATAGTCTGTGACAAAATTATTGCCATTTAAACACACAATGAACCTATCTTATCTCTCTAATTGCTAGTCAAATCCAAGCAGCCCCATTTTAGTGTGTAGTTTCGTCTGAAAATATTTCGTCAACTAATATAGCCTCTAGGAGAATGTTATCATATTCTCCGTCTTCATTGTTTTCAATAAAAAGCTTTAATATGTCTTCATTCATAATCTAATTTTTTAGTGGAGCTGGAGGGGGTCGAACCCTCGTCCTAACAGTGATTGATAAGCCTAATAAGACACGATACAGTTCTTATACCGTGAATACTTTCTAATTTTTGAACTCTTGCTATCAAATTATCAGTGTGAATGTAAGGATATCTCTCTCCTTACACTCTAATTTTTGGTTCCTTTAGTAGTAATAAATCATTTAATACTGAAATGAACTCCAACGCTACAATGAGACTCATATGATCGTCACTTTTTATTGTACTAAACTGTTATTGGCTTATAGCTCTCTACTAACTAAACCTGAGAAAACTGAAAATGAGTACGTAGGACTAGCTGTCTCAACGGATCTCGTACTCTTTAGTCTTGATGCTAATTTCGCCTTCCTGCTTTTGTCTCGATGGATCTTAAGCAATGCAAGTATATCTCTTGCGTTGTGAAATACTACTACATTCATACCCCACTACTCTTTTCGGCTTATAGCTCTTCAGAGCGGAATTGTTGATTAATAGCGGTCGAAGCTATCTCTCAAAACACTCCAGCTACAATCGCTGTAGATATGATTCAATTGTTTCAAGTAGCCACTGAACTCTGCTTTCTTTTCAAGCAGTTTATCAGATGCTTCTTTCTCAATCTTTTCATCCTCTTTTTTCCAATCTTCTGGAGTGATACCACCGGCTTTCAAGCGATTCATGTTCTCGCCTACTTTTGTCAGACGTTCTTTCTCTACGTCCTCAAATGCACGAGCTCTCTTCAGTCTCAACTTCGAATACCCGATCTTGTACTCAGAGTTTTGCAGAGTTTGAATCATCTCTCTCTTAAGATTCTCTTCTCGGCCTTTCAGGATGTCCTCGTTTGCAGCCTTAATGATGTCTTCACTTACTTTTCTACCTTCGGTGATCTCTGTGATAATGTCTTTAGATTCCATTTTCTTTGTTTTTTGATGTTAATAATTAATTTTGATAAAGTTCTAGAATTGTATCTCTTTGCAAACTATGATTAGAGATAATTTTTCTACGGTTCATAGTTTCAAAGATAATTGGAACGTATAAAGGATTTTTCCCTGATACTGTTTCCCTAATCATATAGGTAAGTGTATGCTCATCCCAACGTAAAACATTGCTATGATGATGCATAACAAGTGCTAATAGAGTCACGTAGTGGCCATAGATTTTTTTGCTTTTAAGATACCATTCTATAGCTGGTTCTCTAGCTAATGCTTCTCTAATTACTTGTTTTACTTTTGTTTTTTCCATATCTCAATTGTGTTAATTTCAAATAATAAGCATGCCCTCTTATTCCTATTTCTTATTCAGAGGGAACCTCTTCTCCTTCTTATAATTAATAACCTCCTGTGAGATTATCATTTGTACAAGTACACAATCCCGTAGTATGCATCTTCACATACCGTTTATGGGCTTAGGGCGTTAGGTTTAACATGCTTTAGGGGAATGACCACCATATCTTAACATTTAAGAATTATAGACTCGAGGACTAGTAACTGGCGGTAACTAGCTATCCTCACGAAATCTCTGTGCTTTAGACTCTCTTTTATAAGGAGTCATCTTAGGCTTATGCGGAGTGTATTTCCGCATAGCCTTTGAATCCTTAGAATCTTTCTTTGTCTTGCTCATAAAGTGTTTTGCAAAATGTTGCGACATTGAAAAATAAGGAACTTTAGCTTTCTCCTTTCGAAGTAAGCCCATTCCGGAGAACCCTCTTTGATCGATGCTATCGTTGTGACAACGTCATGATTTACTAAGTCTTTAGGACCATAGTAAGCACATACGAACTTTGTCGCAAAGTGCACAGGATCTGTAGGTTCACCGAATTCAACTACCAAATTGTCTGCTAATGTTGCTATTTCAGCATTAACAGGATTTACGACTCTAAATAGGTCGTTAGGTTCTAAGATAGTTAGAAATCCTCCATTTTGTTTGTACTCAGGATGAATAGCTTCTAACTTACCTAAAATGCTAGAAAATAGCACTTGAACTTCCTCTTTAGAAAGTCCCGGAGGCAATATTACAACTGCTACTCCATTAATCTTACTGTCCATTTTGATAATTTTTAGTTAAACAATTTGACGACGTCTCCGTATGTACAACTACGGAGAGAGTTTTGATTGAACGATTGTTGATTAACAACAACTCATATTGTACTATGAGCAACTAATAACAAGTGTCATCGTGAAGTTTTACGTCTGCAAAATAAATATTAAAAAACTCTTACGTAAAACTTCTTAAAATTGGCTATCTAACATATTTTACGTTATAGCAGAATTGTATTGCCAGTACAATTCTTATTAACGGCATGATTTTAACGTCCGCACGATCATAATTATATAAATACGAATGTCCAAATATATTTATATGTCGTATTTAATAAATATAAATGTCTATATAATTACTTACGCCCCACATGCTTGTCATCTTCTGATGATCTAATAATAAAAATATGCACTACCTTCGCAGGCAATGCATATAAAAAGTATACTCCTGAACCAAAAAGAATTCTACTTTATAGAATCAGCTGGAGTAAGAGAGACTTCATTCCCTAGCGGTGTTTCTTCTTTTAAAACTGTTTTCACTTCAACCCTTTCAACATTCTTTGCATCAGGACCAGTTAATACAGGTTTAATTTGATTAGACACCTGAGTACTAATCCAATAGGATCTATTAGTATAATACTCGTTAACTATTGCTCTATAGTCTGCATCAGGTCCTAATTTATTTAGGATACCTTCTACTATTACTATGGGCAACGAGAGATAAGTATCATATGCTTTAGTATCTTCTACTTCAGCACTGAACTTGTTTAGTCTCTCTTGAACTGTAGGTATTGCTACCTCAGTTTCTGTGCTAAAACCAACAGATTCCTTTACTTTCGTAAGAGGATTCTCTCCTTTTAGCCCTTGATACACAATACATAAAAGTAATAGTGTAACAATTGTGAGCAGTACTAATACTACTCCTTTCCAGACACCACCTACGGTGCCATCTCCTTTCTCACTCATTTGATTGAATGTTTAAATGTTAATAATGTTAGTTAACTCAAGGCTCCTGATAAGGAGCTTGTTTGATAAATGACAGATCTGGCTCGTCTACTAAAATAGTATACTACAAAACAGTCTTCATTAATCTCTTTAGAATAGTAACCGTAGTTTTCCATATACTTGTGATTAAGAATAATCTTTTAAAAAGACCTACTACTCAGTATACGCTGGATTGACAACTCACTTTTCATAGGTCTTTTACTAAATAGAACTTCACAGCGGTATTTAGGTAATCGTTCTTTGAAAAGTACACATTCAACTATGTTCTTATTTCCTTATAGATGTCATCTTTTGGGTTACTTTTCCATAATACTTTTCCTCCTTTTGTGTGCATTCCACACTGAAAAGGAGCGTATTTCAATAGGTCTAATTGTGCTGCTAAATCATGAACGTCATAGATTTCAGCATTAAACTTCTTTCGATGTAAATCTACATGAAAGTAGTATAGACCTGCGTTTGTACTACTCTGGACAACGACGTCCTGACGTAATGTCGTATATGCAAGCTTTAAAGCATCATAACGAGTTAGCTTCAGATGTTTCGTAAAGATCTGGGCTAGAGTGAATACACTTAACCATGTGTTACCTTTTTTGATAATTAATCTGATCATAATAATGTTGTTTTTGATTAAAATAAGAAAGACTAAGATTCGAACTTAGTATCTTTTTACATCTACTCTATTTATTTATTTAAGTTTCAAGAGCTGCTTTAATTATTAAGGTCAAAAGATCTAAGCGAGCTTATTAAATAAATAAATAATATTCGTTGTAAACTATTCTACCTTTCTCCATGTACCCCATAGAAATTGAACTACTTTCTTACTGTTACTGAATAAAATAAACTTAACAGATTTAAGTTTATAGTATCAATATTAGTTTACTCCTAATTGCTCTAAATATCTCTTCTGGAGAATACTTTGCAGTTATTCTATCCATCATTGCATCAGAGTATCTATTTGTAACCTTATACTCCTCTTCTGCATTACCTATCAAGATATTTGGTCTAGGATAAATTAGGCACGGATGGTGATCCGCTTCGTGTAATCCCCATATAATATTACGACTTCTGTTAACCTCTAATATAGGAACAGATGGTCCTAGATACTTTGGGAACCATTCGACAAATACTGGTCCATACGCTGACACAAATTCAGGATCTTTTAATGAAAAAAACATCCTATCCTTTGGACTTATTTCGTATGGATGGTATCCGATTCTTTGTAAGAAATGAGGAAGACTTCTATCCATATTAAGAGTAGATTATAAGTTTATAGATACCTTGTAACCTTATTAGAACAACGTTAATCATTCTGACTACATTTGTCCTAAAATCTTCTAAACTAATCTCCTCTTCGTTCGTATTTAATAGAACTTGTATATCTATTAACAAACTTTTAGGTATCACATCATTTAATGATTCCTTCTTTAGTGAATCTCTTAAAAATGCTAGATTAGTTAGAATACCAATAAAATCACTATTAATGATATTGCCTTTGATAATACGACAATCTCTATCAATAATGTATAGATCATTTAGTATCTGTGCCCTTATCTTCTCTTTCCTCCTTTTCCGTAGTAACAGTATTATGCATACTATTATACAAGTTACGATCATTGCTTCTACAGTCATACTTTATTTTTTGAATGAATATTGGTACAGATATCGCTAAATATAAGAGATAGATTAATGTATCCCCACATGATAATATGAGTAATATCAATAACCATATAGCCCAACCAATTCCTTCTAAAAGTTCAAGTATTATGCGCTTTGCTTGAAATCTTTTACGATTCCTTCTAAGGAACCTTTTAAGTCTAAGTATAACGCTTTGTACTTGCATAGCTCTTCGTACTCTTCTTTAGTTAATAACTTGCAGTCAGTATTATACCATACTGCTTCTTGTGCTTTTTTGATCTTTTCTTCCATAAAATTTGATATTTTTATTGTTAATATTTACTATTTTAAAAGCTATTAGCTTCGGTAGCCGTTGGCATTCGTTCAGCCCGGCAATTTAAACCTACTAGACCCTAGAACCCGCTAACTTTGTGTATTAACCAAACGCGCATGAAGTATTGTAGTTAGCTACGATGAGGTTGCTTTTACTCTAGGGAAACTGTATACGTATTTCACAATAGGTATACAGTAGCTGTGTTAAATTAAAATGGAGAATCTTAAACTCTCTATAAAACCGTCAATTATGGATTTTTACATGTTCCTATGACAGGGTTCGAACCTGTATTCGCCTTCATCAAGGGATTCTGCCATGTGTTAAACACTTGAACTACATAGGAAGCCACATACTTTTCCTCACTATTAGTATGAGATAGTAGCGAACTAGTTCCTTTACTCGCAGTAACTAGCTGAGGAATTATGCCAAAAGGATATTAAACTATATAAAGTTGTGTATCACTTCATACACTGGATACGTACACATATCATTTATTCCTGTACTTTTTGTTAAATGCATCTACTGCTTGTTCTCTTTTAGGAAAAGTAGTTACTACTAATCTTCCTTCTTTTTCAAGTATAATAGACCATTCGAAAGCGTGCTTTCCAACTAGGATCACTTTGCGTCCTAGCGCATCTGTTACAATTGCTCGTACTGTAGAATCACAATTTGATTTGTGATAGTTTCTTTTTCTATTCATTGTAATACATTGTCATATGTTTGTCTGCAATAATTTCGTTGTTTAGTTCGATATAGTAACCTCCGTTATTATCATCGTGTAATAGTCTAACACTAGTAATTATGCGTTTATCTGTTTCGAACTTAGGATGTTTATAAGTATAATACGATCCTATTTGTATTTTGGAATGTTTTAAGATGTAATGAATAGATTCTTCATCTTTCATTTGTATCTTTTTGTATTTACGATGATAGTATTGTTTTATTAATGTGGAAATAAAAAATACTATTATTCCTACAGATACAAATATAGTAATTAGAATACTTAGCTCTTCCATGTATTGATTTTTGTTTGATACTAATAAAAAGGGGTGAGTGAAAACTCACCCCTAACTCCCTAATTCCGAGCCATTAGATTATATGCTATAATAGCAAGTATTATATCACACAATATGAACGCTTCATGCACTCCTGTCTTTTCAGATAGGAATGGTAGAAACACATTAGCATGAATAAACACAGCTAGAATAAAATACACAATCTTTGGCTTGTTTTCATCTTTTCCTTCCATGATGAATGTTTTTAAAAGTTAATAATGTTAATTAACCCAAAACATCATATGCAGATGTTCGGGAGTTTTTGTTAAAACAGGTCTGCCGGTTACCCGGCAAATCCCTGTTACACTCTAGGTACTCTGATTCCAGCTTGTTGCTGTGGTCGTTGTGGTCGGTTACCCGGCACTACAACGTTACCTGTAGGTAGTGAATCTGGTTGAGATGTCTCTAGACTCTCCGGATCTCCAGCTGATTGAGCACCAGCAAATGCATCTGCTCCTCCTACAGTTTGTCCAATATTGTTATCTGGTACATCTGTACCTTCACCAATTGGTAAGATAGTACCATTCTCAATACCCCTACGCCAACTAGATTCTAGTAGCTTTTCAGCATCTTCACCTCTAGCAGGTGTGCCATCAGGTAATGTGCGTATTACGACTTTGATGTCATTAAATACGATAGGATCACCTTTAGCGTTGCAAACTATCTCACCCTGCATATGGTTATTACCATCTGTAGCCCATACTCTGTTAAATGGCTCAGGTGTTTGCATACGTATTTCCTGTAGATATATCTCTTTAGGAAATTTAGCTTCTAGAGCTGTTTTCATTGCATCTGTGATAAACATCACATAGTTAAATGATGCAGCCCACTCATCGTTTGCAGGTCTTACTTCTAGTTTGCAATATAAGTTGCCTGTGTTTGCTTCTGCAAATTCATGTCCAATAATAATACATTTCATTTGTTTGTCCTCCTTAATTGTTTGATTATTTAATTGTTTGATTATTTATGTAAAGAGTAGGATACGCTATATATTATATGTATGCGTAAAAGGCAGCTATAAGCAATGTGATTAAAGGGCAGACTAAGAGAGTGTATTAAACTTACAACTCTCTCTTATCAACTACATACACATAAATCACAGCAGTATCCTATACTCCTCACAATATGCTAGAAGGGAAATTTGACCTGGTGCATTGTAAGAAGGAAAATAGGCTAATAGCCTACTCCTTTGAATCGTGTACAACAGCAACACAAGAAAGGTCAATGAGTACTTTATACTCACATTTGTTCTTCCTACTTAGGATAGCTGCTAACTCATTAGCATCCTTCTGTGTTTGCTCATCATGCCCTTCAAACACCTCCACTACTAGTGGTAACGTGTGTTTGTAACATCTTACTACTGCTATCATAATATATGATTTTATTGATTAATAATCAAAAGTAAACCATGCAGTGATAGCCTTTCTATATTACAACTCAGATAATACAGTATCACTACATGGTTATGATCTTGCCCTGTTGATTACGTGGCCGTAGCTCTCCACAACCGCTGACTTACGAGGAGTCTTACCCCGGCAACGGAATATGTTCTAGTTACCATAATGTTGAAGGTTTAGAGTATATACGCCTACAACTATTAAGTTAAACATAAGTATGAAAATATAAATACAATATACCTTCACAATCGGCTAAGAGGGAAATAAACTTGGTGCATGGTAGGACAAAAAAGGAAAGAGCCGAAGCTCTTCCCCTTTAGTTTGGTAGATCACCTGTAGCTCCCTCGTACGGGTCTACGTCTACCTCTACGATAAGCCCATCACGCAGCAGATTCCTGCGTAGCTTGTCTGCCATCGCTTGTGGCTCATCCACGTACTCTCCCTTGAACTGTCTGCATACAACAGACAGACTGGTGAATACGTTCTCTGAGATAGACCCATCATCAGACACCTTCTGATAAGGAGTAACCTCTACACGTACCTTCTGGAGTTCGATAGTCTCAGGTGCGTTAGCAGCTAGCTTGTTAGCTAGTGTTTCGCTACACCACATACGATACTTCAACTCCTCAGCAAACGGATCACCTTCTGGCTGTGCTAGGATATTCACGTACCAGTTTCCATTCTCTGCTTGCTTCGCTTCTAGACTCATGATTGCACACTTCATAGTCATCTCGGCTGTCTGCCCCTCAGCAGTAGTTCTACATTGCAACCGCCTTCCGTTGCAACTGCTTGATTAATCACAATCAGCTGATAGATAAATTGATTTGATGCATAAGTACCGGGGGTGTTTCCTTGATGCATGATGGGGAGGGGTGTTTGTATATACTAGTCTCTACACGCAAACTTATATAATACAATTTTTATTTTATAAAATTTTTATAACAATACCCCCTTATACACGTTACTATTAAAAACTTAATATTATGACATTTGAACAAGAATTAAAAGATAAAGGATTTGAAATCAGAGATGATCAGCTCTACTACGAGTTTAGTGATTTTGAGCTACTAAGAGCTAGAGTAAGTGAATGGGATTGTGCTGATGATACTAAAGCTTTGAAAGTATCAGATCTGAGATTAATGAATCCTATGGAGGAAGGTATGGCTCACATGATGATTTCATATTCATTATATTTTAGGGATATTAACAAATTTTATGAATTATTAACCCTTTTAGGTTATAAAATACGTTAAAAATAGTTAAATTATGTTAATGAGTTATCTACGAAAGTTTCGTAAATATGTTAAATAATCATAAATAATGTTAAAAAATTTTGATCTTTATAAGCTACCAGTATGGGTTGTTAGGTGGTTTTTCTCTAAGCAGAAGGCTAGAGAATGTGATAGAACTGTAGAAGATAATGGCTGTAAACACTGCTATTTACCATGCATTTTTAATAAAAATCATCTATTAAGACCTAAGAAAAATCATTAATCTAGAGTAAACAGTAGAACAAAAATGAATACTGTAACGTTACTACACATACTTGTAGGTTAGTATATAGTAGTATAGTAAGAAATATATACTCCTACTCTGGATATAAAATATAAATACATAATAATAGTATTATGGATGATGACTTTTACTTTTTTAATGAATTCGAAGATGCATTAGATCCTACTGATGACGACGATCAGTATAATTATTAATCAAAGAAAGGGATCAAAATATGTTTAGACAATATTTAATTGACGAGATTGAAAGGTATCAAGACAAAGAATCTTGTGAAGCATTTGAACAATGGTGCGAAGAGATGGAAGGGTTAAAAGAATCTGCATTTAAAGCAGGATTTGAGGCTGCTTTAATTTGGATTAAAGAAATAATCATGGAGCGTACTGTTGAACAAAAGGCTGAAGAACATAACAAATATTATTACAAATAATATGGGAGAACCAGAAGCTTATAAAGCCCTAGAAGAAGGGTATATTAGAGTTGATGGCAAAGTTTATAACATGGAAAAGCAGCCTCAGGGATGGTGTGATGGCTGCTGTTTCTATAACATGGAAGTTTGTCCATCCATAGCAAAGAAAGTATGCTGTACAGGCGGTGTTATCTTTCATGAAAGGAAATAAAAATAGAACATTTAATACTAATAAACGTTATAGTAGAAAAATTTAAGTTTATGGCAGAGAATACAAATAATGATAGTTCGGTACAAGTAGATGAGAAGATGATCATCGATGATATTCAGAAAGCGTTAAAGTTCGAGTTTACTCGGGATATTCTGATCAAACCGTTACCAGTTGAATATGTAGAAAAAGAGATTACTGAACCTGTTGCGACAGGTAAGAAAGACAAAGATGGTGTTGATAAATATGACACTAAAACTGAAGTAAAGAAAGTACCAACAACATTTAGAAAAGGCATTGTTCTAGCAATTCCTTCAGGTTATGAATGGCAAGACAAAAATAATCATCCAGAAGTAGGTGATACGATAGCTTTCCCTGCTAAAGCAGCTGCTTATTTTGACTTGTTTAAGGATAGCCAATTAGTGAATCCATACAATGTAGTAGCTTTTATTAAGAAAAGCAAAGCTTAGTAGATTTAGTTGGATTTTTAATATAAGCCTATAGTTAATCACTATAGGCTTTTTTATTGCATAAAATATACAACAAAATTAAATAAGGTCCGTTATATAGTCATGATTCAACAAATGATAAATAATCTTTTAGGTAAATATTCAGAGTTTATTAAATTTCAACAAGATGGTACTGTTAAAGTCTTCATTCCAGAAGACCTTAACAATCCCTCAAAAGAGGGAGCTACTGAGGTAGTTCTTACACAGAAGAAGCTATGAATTTTATGGGTTTAGTAACCCAACCTAAGCAATACGCAATTGGAGACAGAGTAGTGCAAGAGTCAGATCCAGAGTTTGACATAAACAAGTGGATTAAATTAGCACTAGTAATTATTAAAAAATAATAAGGAATATGAGAACAGAATATAAAGTAGTTAAACCTTTTGGTTGTGCAAAGAGAGATGATATCTTTAAGACAGAAGATGGTATTGAGTATGTAATGGAGAGTACTAAGGGTAACGATAAGTATACCAATTCACGTTACATGATGATTACTGCAAACTATGTATTAGAACTTCTTAATGGTGGTAACCTAAAAGAATGGGGTGAAGAGATCAAGGATGAAACTAATACAGAAGAAGAATATATCCCGTCTAATGCAGAATTAAAATTGATTGCACTTGAAGCATTCTTAGATGACTGCGCTAAGAAGTATCAAGACAATATTCAGAAGGTTAATGAAGACTATAATAATGGCAAAATTCAACCTTGTGTAAAAGTTGAATCTGAAACAGTAAATTACAACTTACTGAAGTTCATTAAGGCGGTTAAACAAATCTTAGATGTAGATAAGACAAATGAATAAATTAGTAAAATCTGTAAACAAAAATGATCTTGTTACAGAGTTTCTAATTTCACTTAATGGTATTCTTCGGCTTACGGACAGAGAACTGGAATTAATGGCAGAGTTCATTAGACTTGATCTTAACTATAACAAACAACCAAATGAGAATAAGAATATAGCCAATAGAGCTAATAGGAAACATATCATAAATGCCTTAAGTATTACTAAGGATAATTTAAGTAGATATATCAAGTCCTTTAAACAAAAAGGTATTCTAGTAGCAGGTCCAGCCGAAGATGAATTAAGTGTCAATAAAGCTCTAATACCAGAGATCATTGGAGACAGAGTTCAAGTAACAATTATAATTAGGATAAATGATGAGACAATTAGTAATTAAACCTGGTTCCATAATGCTATGGAAGAGTTATAGTAAATTAAAAAGATGGTGGTATAAACTTATTGGTAAGAATTTACCATATAATAATGGAATCTTAATTCGTGATACACAGACTATTTTATATGGTATTAGTGGAGAACCTTTTAGTAAGGAATCAGAAGAAGAAGTAGTAATATTAGAACCTAGAAAACAATACTCTAAAGTTGAAACAGCTTTTTTAAATTCTATATTTTATACCTCATCTGACAATGTAACATCAGAATTAGATAAGATATGTATTATAGTTAATAGTGTTAGACCCGAGACATTCGATATGTCTTCTATTACTCTGGATAATATAATTAATAATAAGTACTATAAAGTAACTTATGGTCCAGCAAAATAAAACAAGTATCTATACAGAGTTATCACATAAATATAATATACCGTATCAAGTAGTAGAAGTGATTTGTAATCATCCTTTCAAATTTGCTCAAAATACAATTTCAGATGAGAAAGATATTAAGCCAATTATGTTTAGTTATTTGTTTAAGATTAAATTAAAAAAGAAATATGTTTGCAAAGAAAGAACCAAAAAATCCAGTAGTAACGTACCCTAAGCAAGGTTTAGCAGAAAATAGATACACAGCAGATGGGAAGATATGGGCAGCTTCAAATCTAGTCTCTTGGGTAAAAGAGAAGAACTATCCTGTATTCAAATTACCGTTAGCAGGAGTAAATCTAGAGCATTTACCTTGGGAAATAAATACCTTAGATGACATAATTTGGCATAGTAAAAGGATTCAAGATACAGATTTAAATCATCCGATACTAATCGATCATTTAGGTAGAATATGTGATGGTTACCATAGAATTGTTAAAGCAATAATTGAAAATAAAACTGAAATAGATGCAATACGAATCGAAGAAATGCCAAGACCAGACGGGTATGAAGAATGATAAACTAGACGATAAGACTAGATGGGAATTAATACCGTTAGATTGTCTTGAGGACATTGCAAGAGTATATACAGAAGGTGCTAAGAAGTATGGTGACAATAATTGGCAGAATCTAGAGAATGGTTATGAAAGATATAAAGGTGCATTATTAAGACACTTATACGCTTCTACTTATGAAGAATTTGATCCAGAAACTAAAGTAAGGCATGAAGCAGCAGTAGCATGGAATAGTATTGCATTATTATACTATGCAAAGCATGGAAGAAAAACTAGACAAGATACTACTGAATCAACAAGTGATACTGCTGTATCTGAGACAGATACTACAGGACACGAATCGTAGTCAATTCCTTGAAGATTACGCTGCAAATTTAGCAGCACAAGCAACAGAAATAATATTAGGACACAATATAGTAAGAAAATAATATGGAATTAAAATTTAAGAAATTACAAGAAGACGCAGTATTACCTAGTTATGCTAACCCTAACGATGCTGGTTTAGATTTAACAGCAATCTCCTTTACTCAGGAATTTGATAAGAGTGGTAAGTTAGTATTAGTATATCATACAGGTTTATCCGTAGAGATTCCTGAAGGTCATGTTGGTTTAATCTTTATGAGATCATCAGTTTCTCAGAAGTCTATGTCAATGTGTAATGCTGTAGCTGTTATAGATTGTGATTATAAAGGTGAGATTCTTCTCAAGTTTAAGATTACTACAGATGCTCTTCCTACAATTTATCAGCCTGGTGAAAAGATTGCTCAGTTAGTAGTAATGCCTTATCCGAAGATGGAGCCGATAATTGTAGAGGAATTAGCAGGTGAAGATCGTGGTGGTGGATTTGGTTCAACTGATAAAAAAGAAGAAAATGAGAATGCAGAATAGGGACGAGAAAGCGGAACAACTGAAGGAGATAATCAATCAGTACAGTAAAAACCCAGAGTATGTTAATGCATTTTATACTCAACAAGAAGCAGTAGATGCATTGAATAGACATTACAAAAATAGATACATTAAAATAAATTTAGATTAATATGAATACATATATTTATGCTGGTAACAGCTCTCTTTTAGTAGTAAAAGACAATGATCTTAATAGTGTTAGTTCTATTCGTAATCATTATTTGAACATCGACTGGGCTTGGGTAATTGAAGAAGACGGTATCCTTAAATTTAACGGTAAGGAGTATGAGGTAAAAACTGGGGATGTTGTTCTTGTTCTGTATGCTTCTTATAATGGAAGTGATGATGATAGAGATATTGCTATTATAAAGAGTGAAGAATTATATAACAACTTTAAGCGAAATCTCGAATACGAGAAAAATAGACATAATGAATGTTGTGAAGCATGTGCTCCTAGCGATTGTTAATTAATACTAATGAAACTATTCGACATACTTGGTGGTAAAGTAATTATTCACAATGACACCTTGGGCATACCCTGCTTTAAAAAGTTATGGGATGCTGATAAAGCAGATAAAGAAACAGCCACTAAACAAATAAGTTATATCGTACTCAAGAATAAATATGATAGTCCATATGTCCAAAGTATGAGTCCTGAAGAGATAGGACCTAGACTCAGGAAAGAACTATTTGGAGATGCTAATTATAAATTACCAGTAGAGGTATTAGAGGCAGAACAAGCATACATTAACTTTAATGAAACCCTAATATTAGGACTACTTAAGAATGCAAGACTTAAATTAGATAGTGTATCTAGATATTATGCAGAGTCTTTACAAGATGAGTTAGATGATAAGAAAGTTCAATTAATATTAGCAGGTATGGAAAAACTCGGTAATACTATTAAATCTCTTGATGCATTAGAAACTGCTGTGAGATCTGAAGAGATGGCAAGTAGTAGAGTTAGAGGTGGAGTAGAAGTTAATCCATATGAGCTATCAAATAGACAAGCTGTACGATAAGTAATACAATTTGAAACAAAATAAAACTAACTGCCGTTACAGGCAGTGTTAAAAATTAAGAACTATGACTAAGGAAAAGAAAACTACTAGCACAAAGAAAACAAGTAAGGCTAAACTAGTTAAAGTTGAAGAGAAACCGTTCGATTTGATTATTGATTTTGGCCCAGCTCATGAGAATGAGGATAGAAAAGAAATCGAATTGGCTGAAGAAATTGCATATAGAGAAAAGAAAGAAGCTTATTCAAAATCTATGGATCTTAAACCAACTAAAGCACCTTGGTATAAGAGACTAGGTTTAAAGATCAAACAGTGGTTTAATCGATAACAATTATGATTGATTTCAATAAGAAAATCAAAAATAGCAATAAGTTTAGGAAGCCCGCCCTTACATTTGTAGAGACGGGCTCTTATTGTGCTTACCCTAAAGGCACAACTGAATACTATAGCTTTTGGGATCAAGAAGTAGAAAAATGTATATATGGTTATACTGCAGAAGATGGTGACTTTATCACAGGCTACCATTATTTTTATTTAAATTATTGTCCTATAGTAAGACAAGTATATAGGGAGGTAACTAATAGGAAAACTGGTTTAAAAGAATGGAAATCTGTCAGTGAACGTACATTCCCAGATTTCTATGATTATGATTACTATTACTTTCAAGCAATAGAGGAAGCACAAGAACAAGGTAAACATTTATGTGTAGCAAAAGCTAGACGTAAGGGTTATTCATATAAAGGTGGTGCTATGCTTTGTCGTAATTTCTTCCTTATACCAGAATCAAAATCATATGTATATGCATCAAATAAACAATATCTTACAGACGATGGGATCCTTACCAAGGCTTGGGATTATATGGATTTTATTGATGAATATACTGCATGGGGTAAAAAACGTCAAGCAGTAAATACATCTATGAGACGTAGAGCATCTATGTGGGTTACTGATGATTATGGTAATAAAACTGAAGCAGGTTATAAATCTGAAATCATTGGTGTATCATTAAAAGATAATCCTGATGCAGTACGTGGTAAAAGAGGTGTACTTATACTCTGGGAAGAGGCAGGTACATTTGCTGAATTAAAAGCAGCATGGCAAATTGCAAGACCATCTGTAGAACATGATGGTGTAGCATTTGGACTTATGATCATGTTTGGTACTGGTGGTGATCAAGGTGATGCAGTAGCCCCATTACGTGAAGCATTTTATGATCCTGAATCCTATAACTGCTTAGGTTTCCCTAATATATGGGATGATTGTGCAATAGGTGGTAAATACTGCGGATTCTTTATTCCACAACATACTAATCTAGATTCAAGAGATGAAAATGGAAATCGTATGTTTATGGATAATGACGGTAACACTAATCATGAAGCATCAAGAAAATACATACTATCATTAAGAGAGCAAGAGCTTAAGAATGCAAAAACAATGCAAGCTATTGATAGATATGTAGCTGAGCATGCTGAAACTCCTGCAGAAGCATTTACAGAGCTTACTGGTAATATCTTCCCTAAAAGAGATTTACAAAAACAATTAGCTCGTATTAGAACTAATAAGAAATTACAAAATCATAAACAAATAGGTGATCTTACTTGGGATGGTGGAACTGTAAAATGGAGTATTAAAAAGACAGGTGATATTACACAATTTCCATTACCAAAAGAAGCAAATCCTGAAGGATCTATAGTAATATGGGAGCACCCGTGTCCTGAAACACCTATAGGTTTATACATAGCAGGTTGTGACCCTTATGACCACGATCAATCTGGTACTAATTCATTAGGATCTGTATTTATATATAAACGTATACAGAATTTTGAATCATATAGTGATATCCTAGTTGCTGAATATACTGGTAGACCAAAAACATCAGAAGAATTCTATGAAAATGTAAGAAAGTTACTAGTATACTATAATGCAAGATTAATGTGCGAAAATCAAAATACAGGTTTATTTGTTTATTTTAACAATAAACATTGTGACTACTTATTAGCAGATCAACCAGATATTATTAAAGACATTGTAAGAGACTCCAAAGTAAACAGAAGGAAAGGCTGTCATATGAACAAGGAAATTAAACTTTGGGGAGAAGGTAAAATTAAAGAATGGCTAGAGGAAGAAGTAGAATCTGGTCATATGAGACTTGAGTCTATATTATCAGAACCATTACTTGAGGAATTAATACAATATAATGATAAAGGTAACTTTGACCGTGTAATGGCATTAATGCAAGTAATGATATATAGGGAACAATTATATACAGCTCAAGTAAAACAAAAACAAGAAATAGAAAAGAAGCAAAGATTGTTTGATACACCAATATTTACAGATAGATGGTTTGAACAGGATACTTCTGATTCTACAAATAAATTATTTGATTCAAATATATTAACATTTTCATTTTAAAATATGGAACGCACAGTAAATAGCTTTCCTATACAAAAAATACCTTTTAGCCAAAAGAGTGAAGAATGGAAAAAAACATGTGTAGACTATATCATAGGACAATCTCAATTAAGTAATGGTAGTTCAATACCTACTGATGAAGAGATGCAAACATACTATGATTTATATAATAGTGTATACAGTGAAAAGGATTTAAAATATGTTACAAATCCTTTTAATCAAGATGATGGATTTCCAGCAGTAGCTCAGGACTATAATATTATTAGACCTAAAATAGATTTATTAATTGGTGAAGAAACTAAAAGACCATTTAATTTCAAGGTATGTAGGACTAGTGATGCAGCTGCAGGTGAGATGCAGGAAAAAGCTAAACAAATGTTACTTGACTATGTTCAAGCATCTATTATGGCTAAAATGGGTCCTGAAGAACAGGCTAGGTATGAGGAAGCATTATCTTCTGGTGAAATACAAACCCCAGAGCAAATACAGGAATACCTTACTAAGGAATATAAAGACGTAGCAGAAGTTACTGCTTATCATACACTAAACTATCTAAAACACTCTTTGAATATTGATCATGAGTTTGTAAAAACTTGGAAGGATGGTTTAATTGCTGGTGAAGAAGTAATATATGTAGGCATCAGGAATGGGGAACCTTGTTTAAATAGGGTTAACCCAAAGAACTTCTGGTTTGATGATGCTGAAGGTATTGAGTTTATTCATGAAGCTTCAATGTGTTGCTATAAAATGCTTATGCCATATACTCAAGTATATGATGAGTTCTATGATAAACTTGATGAGAAACAGCTTAATCAACTATTAGAGAAGTTTGGTCAATATGGTAAAGGTGCTAAGAATTGGTTAGGTGATAAGAACATGGTAGATGATTGGAATCATATTGATACAAAAATCTACAGTAAGTATCCTGATCATAATCCTTATGGAGATGCAGAGGATGTAGTAGTATATCATGTATGTTGGAAATCTTTTAAAAAGATTGGTTTTGTTACTATAGTTAACCCTGAAACTGGAGAAGAGGAAGAGTTTGTAGTAGATGAGTATTACAAGACTACTGGTAATGAAGTCAATGTTGAATGGGATTGGATCATTGAAGTATGGGAAGGATATAATGCTGATGATCTTTACTTTGGAATTCAACCTATTGAATACCAATACATTACAAGTAAAAATCTTAATTCTCAGCGACTGCCATATACAGGAATTGTCTATAGTAATACTAATAGTGCTCCTAAGTCTTTAGTTAGTATTATGAAGCCTCTACAGTATTTGTACATTACGACATTCTATAGAATGGAATTAGCAATGGCTAGGGATAAAGGTAAAGTTCCTGTAATGGATGTTACACAGATACCAAAAGGTTTAGGTATTGATACTGCTAAATGGATGCATTATTTAAGTGCACTAGGAGTAGCATTCATTAACCCATATGATGAAGGATGGGATATTCCAGGCAGGGAAGGAGGTAGACCATCTAATTTTAATGGATTTACCACTTGGGATCTTACTATGGGTAATGTTATTGCTCAATATATTCAATTACTAGATAAGATTGAATCAATGGCTTCAGAGTTATCTGGAGTAACACCACAAAGACAAGGGGCAATATCTAGTACTGAATTGGTAGGTAATGTAGAACGTTCAGTTATTCAATCTGCTCATATTACAGAACCATTATTCTGGATGCATAATCAGGTGAAAAGACAAGCGTTGCTTATGTTATTAAATACTGCTAAAGCTGCATGGAAAGATAGTGATAAACAGTATTTAAATTACATATTTGATGATACTACTAGAGCATTCATAACATTAGCTGATAATTTCCCTTATGAAGATTTCGACATCTTTGTAACGGATAGCACTAAAGAAGTACAAGCTATTGAACAACTTAGAGCATTAATTCAACCTGCTATGCAGAATGGTGCAAGTTTAGTAGACGCTGCTGAAATGTATACTATGGATAATCTATCATTAATCAAGAGTAAACTACAAGAGCTTGAACAACAAAGATTATCACAGCAGCAAGCAATGCAACAGCAAGAAGCTGAACAGCAACAGCAATTAATACAGATGCAGAATCAAGTTAAAGAACAAGAGCTTATGCTTAAAGAAGCTGAGCTTGATCTTGAAAAATATAAAATTGATCAAGATAATGCTACTAAGATTACTGTAGCTCAATTGAATGCATACAGAGGATCTGAAAATATGGATCAAGATATGAATGGTATACCTGATCCTATTGAGATTGGTAATCAAGAAATAGCTAGACAAAAAGCTGTATCTGATGCTGTAAGTAAACAGATGGATTTAGCTAATAAAGCTAGAGCTGAAGAGAATAAGAAAGAGTTAGAAAAACGTAAGATTGAACAAGCTGAAAAAGCTGAGAAACTTAAAGCTACAATTGAACGAGAAAGACTAGCTCTTGAAAAGAAAAAGCTTGATGAAGCTAAGAAGTTGCAAGCTCAGAAAGATAAAGCTGCAATGGATAGAGAGAAACTTAAGGCTAAGACTGCTCTTAAGAATAAAACAAATGCTGAAGCAGCCAGATCCAAAAAGAAATAAAGTATGTCAGGCATCTATCAAATATATAATCCGATAAATAACAAGAGATACATTGGGAGTTCAATTAATGTAGAAAGAAGATTAAAAGAACATCTAAGAAATCTTGAGAAAAATAGACATTGTAACGATCATCTTCAATCTGCATATAATAAATACAAAGATGTTTTACAATTTCAGTTTTTAGAAGAATGTGAACCTGATGAATGTTTAATTTTTGAACAATATTATTTAGATTATTACAAATCATATATCAGAGAATTTGGATATAATATTGATCCAGAGGCAAAATATGCTGGGAAACATTTATCTGAAGAGACGAAAGAGAAAATTAGACAGAAAGCCTTATGTAGAAAAATATCCAAAGAAACCATTGAAAAAATTAGATTGAAAAATTTAGGTAAAAAAAGACCTAAACAATCCAATAAAATGAAGAATAGATGGGATATTACAAAACAATATTTCGGATATAATTGCATGTCTGAAGAAAAGAAAAAGGAAATAATAGACAAAATAAGGGTAAAAACTATAGAACGTTATAAAGACTATAGAAATAAAAAGAATAACATCTTTATAAAAGCTATTTTCGACAATGGTGAATGTAAATACTTTTATGCGTATAAAGACGCTTCCAGACAATTGAAAATAGACAAAGGTTCTATACGATACGCTTTTAAATTCAAAAATGGTAGATGCGATAAAATTAAAGCAACCTTTGTTAAAATAACAGAAAAAGAATATAAGAACAAAACTAAAAAATAGGAGATAATAATTATGGCATGTAAAGGAGGCTCTAAAAAGGGCGGAAAGGGTAAACCAGGTAAGACAGGTAAGTAATATTTACTAGTATGAAATGGAAAGATCTATCTCTTAAAGAGAGAAAACAGATATATGATAGTGTCAGGGTGAATAACCCTGATGCTACATATTTTGATATTAAAGAGCAATTTGATTCTATTCCTACATATGAAGACGGTAAAGGTAAGACTATAAATAAAGCAGATTTACCACCAGAATATAGAACCGGTACTCCTGAATACTTTGAAAGACAAAGGAAAATATCAGGTGCAGTTAATACAGTTCAACCAGAAGCTTACATTACTCCAGCTGGTTATATTAAAGATGCAGTTAACTTCATTGAAGACTTAGGCAAAGGAGATTATGCTGGAGCTGCCATTGATGCTGCATTAAATCTAATACCTTGGGGAGTTGGTAAAACTATAAAGAAAATAAAAAAGAAAGTAGGAAGAGCAATTGAAGGAACAGACGCATATACTGCAGAATCCTATGCTGAGCCTTTTACTCCTACAATCACTAAAAAGAAGAAGGGTAAAAAGGTTAAAACTGAAGCTGATTATGACCAAGAGTTTGCCGAAGTAAAGAGAAAATATAATAACATGCAGGAGTATGATAAGGAACTTAGTAAGATTACTAATGATTTATTTATGCCTACTGATGGTAGTGTAGAAACTCTTGAAAAGGTTGATAAAGCTTATGGTACAAATTATAAGAAAGCTGCATCTGCCATTGCTTTTCAGGATATGGCTAATAGAGGTAAGTATGTTAAGCATCAACAAATGTATGATAGTGCTGGGAATCCTATATATGGTAGAACTACCGGTAAAGTAATCAGCCTACTATAGAAGATATGACAATTAGTCTTAATCCAGATTATTATCTGGAAGGGACAGCAAATCATGAAATTAGTCACTTAGCAGATGCCTTAGTTAATAAAGCGCATAGTGCAGATGCTACAAATAACTATATGGAATATCTACTAGATAGAGATAACATAATGAGTTATAATGAGATAAGACAGAGCTTGATGGATGTTAACCCTAACACGTATAGATACTTAACTACACCTAGTGAAAATAAGGCTCACATGATTCAACTTAAGAGAGGTATGCAAAAAGAAGGTCTTATTAACAACTGGACAGATCCTATTACTCAGGATAAGATCGAGGAGTATTTATCTTATCGTAGTAAATATGCAAATAGGGTCAATCCAGTATTACGAACTCTATATGATATTCGACCAGATAAACAAGGTTTTGTAAATAGAATGAATAATCTTACTCCAATCGAATGGGCAGTTCCATTAGGATTACCTATGTTCTTTGGAGAAGAACAAGAAAACAAATAATCAATATGAAAGAGTTAGAAGGAGTATACCCACTATATCCTGTACCAAGTTATAAGAATGGTGGAATACATATCAAGAAAAGCAAGAGAGGTACATTTAAAGCTGCAGCTAAGAAAGCTGGTATGGGTGTACAAGAATATGCAAATAAAGTATTAAAGAAAGGTAGTAAAGCAAGTCCAGCTATGAAGAAAAAAGCTAACTTTGCTAGGAACGCCGCTAAATGGAAACATTAATAAATCTAATTAAATATAATTATGGATAACAATAGTAATACACTATTAGGTTGGGAAGCAGTAGCAGATGCATTATCATCTGAAACATTAAATAATCCTCTAGTAACAGGTACGTTTAGTACAAGTAATGATGATCTATCTGATGATGAAATCAAACGTTTACAAAGAACTAACAGAGGTCCTTCAGTAAAGGAAGTATTTGGAATAGATACTTCTAAAGAGGAAAAAGATACTGAGGTTGAAGAGACTGAAGAAACTGAAGAGGAAACAGAAATAGAGGAAGAGGAAGTAGAAGTTGAAGAACCTAAAAAGAAATCTAAACAAACTAAGGAAGTAGAAACCGTTGAGGAAACATCTACTGAAGAAGAGGAGTTAGATAATGAAGGTATTCAAGTTAGTGCTTTTTTTGATGCTATTACTGAGGAATTAGGGTTAGACTTTGAAGAAGATGAAGAATCACAGAAACCTAAAACAGTAGAGGAATTATGTGAATACTTCAAGGATTTGATTGAAGAAAATTCAACTCCAGAGTATTCAAGTGAAGAGGTTGCTAAGATTGATGAATTCGTTCGTAATGGTGGTAAACTAGAAGATTATTTTCAAGTTAGTACTGCTATTGATTTTGATAACTTTGACACTTCGATCGAGAGTAATCAAAAGCAAATCATTCGTGAATTATTATTAGAAAAAGGGTTTAGTGAGAAGAGAATCCAGAGTAAACTAGAAAAATATGAAGATGCTGGTATTCTAGAAGATGAAGCAGAGGAAGCTCTTGAACTAATGAAGGAGATTACCGAAAAGAAGAAGGAACAGCTATTGATTGATCAGGAAAAGCAAAATGAGGCAAGAATCGAGCGCCAACAAAAATTTGTCGATGACGTTGTCACCAACATTAAATCGCTGAAAGATATCAGAGGTATCGCTATTCCTGAAAAGGATAAAAAAGCTTTATTGAATTATATCTTTAAAGCGGACTCAGATGGTCTTACTCAATATCAGAAAGACTATTCTAAGAGTGTAAAAAATTTAATTGAGTCTGCCTATTTTACTATGAAGGGAGACACTTTGCTAGATACTGCAAAAAAAATTGGAACTAGCTCTGCTATAAAGACCTTGAAACAAAGTTTAAAGACAACAGGTGCTACGAAAGGCACTAAAAGAATTCACACTAGTTCATCAAACTCTATATGGAGTATCGCAGCACGAAGTTTAAACAATAATTAAAGATTATAAATTAATTTATGGATAACGGAATTCTGAATAATTTACAGATCGGTAAAAGTAGATGGTTTTCAGATCTTATTGACGAGAATAAGATTTCAGAAGCAATGTTGTCAAGACCGTATGAAGTAGAACGTATTGTTTCTTACGTATTTGCCGCAAAAGACGGTGCTTATGGTACTTCCATTGATGCTATCACAGGTGGTCTTGGTAACGTAATGACTATTGATCAAAGTACATATGAATGGTATGTTGAAATTGATACCGATAGAGCTGTAACAATTCGCTCTGCAAAATGGCAGGGTACTGAAATTACTGCTGCTAATGCTGACACAATCATGGCTGGTATTGGCAACACACCTATCCAAGTATGGGTAGAAGATAAATGGTTTGGTCCGGGTGCTATTGTAGTACTTGATGACAAAGAATATCAATTACGTATTCAAGGTGCTCCTGTACAGGACGGTAACTTGTGGTGCTATACTATGTTCATCGCTGATGGTCAGTCTAGTTCATACGTTCCCGGTAAGTATTTGTTAGCTGGTCGTGAAATGTCACGTCTTGGTGCTGCTTACGAGGAGTACAGTGAAGAAGCAGATATCCTGAACTACAATACTCAATTCAAGATGCGTAACTACTTATTCACAACTCGTTTGAGTTATGATATTACAGGTACGGCTTATGCAACTGTATTGTGGATTGCATTGAAGGATCCTAAAACAGGTAAGAAATCTTATTTGTGGTCTGACTATCAAGAATGGGTGGCAATGCGTGAATGGAGAAAACGTTGTGAGATGATGATGGTTTACTCTAAGTCAAATCGTAACGCTGATGGTACTTTCTCTTTGAAAGGTACTAATGGTCGTCCAGTTTACTTGCCAGCTGGTTTGCTTGAGCAGATTGCACCGTCTAATAGACGTTATTACACTGAGTTGACAGCAGAGTTGCTTGAAGACTTCTTGTTTGATCTGTCTTACAATATTCTTGGTACTAATGAGCGTAAGTTCGTAGCCTTAACTGGTGAAATGGGTATTCGTGAGTTTGACCGTATACTGAAGCAAAAAGCTGCTACGATGAATGTAATTGATACTAAGTTTATCAGTGGTAGTGGTCAAGAGTTAACTTTAGGTGGTCAGTTTGTAACATATAAGATGACTAATGGCATTGAGTTGACATTGAAACACTTCCCGTTGTATGACAACACTACGTTCAATCGTTTGTTACACCCGCTTTCTGGTAAGCCGCTTGAGTCTTATCGTTTTACATTCTTGGATGTAAGTCGTAGAGATGGCGAAGCAAACATTGTTAAGGTAGTACGTAAGGGTCGTGAGTTCATGCAGTGGTATACTGGTGGTTCTATTTCTCCTGCAGGTCCTGCAAAATCTATCAACACTTTGCGTTCTAATGCAAAGGACGGTTACTCTGTTCACTTCTTAGGTGAGATGGGTATCATGTTGAGAGATCCGCGCGGTTGTGGTGAGTTAATCATGGACGCTGAGGGTTAAGTCCACGTATTTAAACAAGTACGCCAATATTATACAATATAACTTATAGGGGCGTAACAGCCCCTATACTTTTTATTAACAGGTTTAAAATCTATATTTAATTAAAAATATATGGAAGCAACGTTAAGATTTATTAGAACTAATCCTTGGGTTGGTATTTCAAAGTTTAAAAATTGTGGTGATTATATTGGTCCGTATTGGACTAGATCAGGAAACAGATATACTGGTTTAACAGAAGAAGATGCTCGTAGACTTGAAAAAGCTATTGGTTATCCAGAAGGTCATTTAGCACCATATAGTCCATTCTGGGCTACTTATTCAGTTAAGTTAGGTAATAAGGATCTATATATACATACTGAAAAACCAGAGGATGAATTAAAGTATTTATTCTTAAAAAGTCACAAAAGAGTAGCATTTGGTACTAGTAATATTACACCAAGTACTGACTATTTGCTAAGTAATTCTCAAGCAGAGGCAGAAGAGAATAATAAGAAATTTAAAGTTAAACGTGAGGCTTATTCAGCATTTACTAAAATGTCTCTTGAAGAAATGCGTAAATGTCTTAGACTTTATGGTATTAAGTCAGATTCAATTAGTAATGAGTTAGTTGAAAGTAAGCTGAACGAACTTATTGAAAATGATCCGCAGAGATATTTACTACTGTGGGTAAATAATAAGAATAAAGAAACTCAATACTTGATCGAAGAAGCTATTAGTAAAAATATTATTCGTAAGAATAAAAATATGTATTACTATGGTACTGATGTAATCGGTCGAAGTATGGATGAAGCTGTACTGATGCTTGATGATAAAAAGAATCAAGATATAAGACTAGCCATCATGCAAGAAATAGAATCTAAGTAATATGACAGTATTAGAAGCACATATAGCATTTAAGATTGAAGCAGATAAAAATGCCGTTAATATTGGTATATCTGGATGTCCGTCTTTTTTACCTGAGGAAATTGATTATTGGTTATATACAGCGTATCTAAGTAAGATAGCTACTAAAGCTACTGGTAACAATACTCTTAGAATACCATTTGAAGGTAATGTAAAAAGAGTAGCAGACTTAGAAGGTTTAGTAAAAACTGATAAGGGATTGTCTTTACTAAGTGAATCTATAAGTAATAGACTTACTATGAATAATTTCAAATCTAGTATTACTTATGGTGATGATACTCAAGATAAGCGTATGTACTTCTTAGAAGGAATTTTACATTTTGGTAGTAATAAAATAGCTACAGTAAAACTTATTAGTCACGAACAAGCTACTAGATTCTTAGAAACTTATAACAACAAACCTTGGATTGAAGAACCTGTAGCAATACTAGAAGATAATAAGTTAATAGTATTTATAGATAGGGATCTTATGGTAGGTCCCTATACTATAGATATTACTTATCTAGCATACCCAAGAAAGATTAATAATCAAGATATTACGTCTACTTTGGATGAAATTCCAGAGTATATGCAATATGAAGTAGTTAAATTAGCTGCTGATATGGCGATTGAGAATATTGAATCTCCAAGAACTCAAACACATCCACAGTACGTAGCACAATTGTCAGAGTAATATGAGTAGTAAGGAAATGCAAATGGAATTCGAAAGACGAATTCAACTTATTAGCCCAGATCTTATTATAGATGAGAAGCCTAACTCTGATCTTATATTTTCAATATTAAATGAAGCTCAAGATAGGTACGTAATGATGAACTATGTTGGTGATGACCAAATGGAAACTGAAACCAACATACATACTAGAAATACAGATTCTATTAAGAGTTTATTAGTAGAAAAAGAGTTAACTGCAACAGGTACTACTCTTAATGGTTTCACAAGATACAGATTACCATACATATCCACTGAAGAATATTTCTTATATGTACACTCCTTTAGTAAAGTAAAAGGTACATATAAACAATACAAAGATTTTGTTAGGGTAGACAATCAATTAGTTAAGTATAGGGATCTTGGTAAGTTTATTAAAACTGCATACAACACACCTATTATTAGGCAACCTGCTGTTGCATTAGTATCAGATCCTACTACTAAATATAATTATATAGAAGTAGCAGTAGATGCATATACTACATTAGGTAATGTTACATTAACTTACTATAGAAAACCATTAAGGTTCAATACTACTGATGGAGCTAGTAAATGTGAACTACCAGAATCAATTCATAGTGAAATCGTAGATTTAGCAGTTAATATGTTTATTACTGAAGGTAAATATAGATTACAAGTAAAACAACCAAATAATCAACAATAATGAGGTACATTGACTTACAAGAAGCATTTGAATTAGAAATAGCTCAATTAGATAGCAATCTAACAAAACCTACTACTTCAGATATTGAATATTGGTTAACAGCTGGTTTAATTAAGTTTATTAAAACTAGATACTCTGGTGTCAATTTTAAGCAAACTGGTTTTGAACAAGATCAAAAAAGAATTGATGATCTTCGTAGTTTAGTCACAAGAAAATCTTATCAGTTCACGACCTATCCGGAAGAGTATACAGTTACTCTACCAGAAGATTATATGACTACTTTAGGTGAAACAGCTGTAATATTTAGTTATGATCATTGTTGGCCTGTGGGTCCAAGTGGTCAACCAAGAACTAAAAATACAGATGTGTTAGAGGCTACTGTAGAAAACATTGATAGACAAAGACAAAATACTTTGTCAGAATATAGATTACATGGTAGATCCGCTAGACCATTAAGACTATATGAAGGTAATACTATTCATTTGTATACAGATGGTAATTACCATATAAGAAATTATATTCTCACTTACTTGAGAATACCCAATAAGATTAGCCTCACTGATGCTCCATTTGAGGAGTACAAGGATATGCCAGCATCAACTCATGATGAGATAGTAAAGTTAGCGGTTGAGTTGTATTTGGAGAATGAGGCTAATCCAAGATATCAATCGTATATTAACGAAGTAAATAGTATGGAGTAATATACGAAAAAGTTTAGTTTAACGAGGAAATGCGAAAGCAAAGTAGAAGAACTAAAATAAGTTAAACTGAGCGCTTTAAATGTTTAACTATTAAATTTAAATAAAATGCTACAAAAGGTAAATAAAATACTTATCGCTAAGACAGCTCCGGATTCTTATACTACTGTAGATGCTTTAGTTGATGGTGATATCGCATTGTTCAATGAGAACAAAGTAATTGTTAAATCTGCAACTGAAGCAGAGGCTGCCACTGCACTTTACATTGGTGTTTGTGTTGGTAAAGAAGATGTATACAACGAGGCTGGCACAAAAACTGTAAAATCAGTTATCAATTATAGTATGCCGATTCAGAAAGGTTCTAAACCGTCTATGGTATTTACTGAATTTGTTGCTAAAGCTGAAGATAAAGTAGTAATTACTGCAACTGACGTTACTCCTGAAGTAGGACATCGCTATGTATTGCGCATTGTTTACAATGACATTCATGAAGCTCCGGGTCAGTTTACTCATACTTATGAGGTAATTGCTAAAACTACTAATGCAACAGATTTGATTACTTCTTTCAAGAATAAGATCAATAACCATAAACAGGCCAGAGTAGTAGCTACTAGTTCTGTTGCAGTATTAACATTAACTGCAAAGGAAATTCCGTACAATCAGGGAATTACTTTAGATGCTGGTTATTGCCAAGTATCTATGGATGTTTTCATGTGGAAAACGATTCCTTCTGGTTTGTTAAGCAATGTAATGTATCCTATTTCTAATTTGACGATTGCTAAGACTCAGGGTACTCCGGGTCGTGGTAATGCTTATATCGTAAGAGATCGTGAGAATTGGAATCTTGGTTACGAAGGTATTCAGTACCGTGCTAATGCTATCTATCCGTATATTGCTCCTGAGTTTAGATCAGATTTGAGTGCAGAATATGATACTCTTACTTTAGAGTGGGATAACTTGTATTTGAGCAATGATAATCAGTACATCAAAACTACTCCGCTATCTGCAGAGATTTATGTTAATAAAGATGAAATTTCTGGTTCTACTTTTGAAACAGCATTGAAAGCATTTGTTGCTAAGGCCTAACTTTTAAACTTATTAACTCACAAGGGGGCTTGGGGTATTCCCCCATGCTCCCTTTTTTATTTTAGAAAATATGGATGAATCATTATATTTAGCGGAAGTAAAATTACTTACCAGATATTGTCATAATTGCCTTGATAATAAGATGAAAGAACGTATTATGATGTTCTTATTTAAGAAAGAATTATATGACAATGCCACAAAGTTAGGTCTGACAGAAGATGCCGATATGTATTATAAAGAGATGTTAAACCTGCTTGGTATGAGAACTTGTAATTGTACAATAAACTGTAACACTTGTAAAAACTGTAGTAATGGATCATGCACAATATGTAAATAAAGTAGGTAAGCAGATTAATGATTCTACCAAAATGAATATTGATATTGATAATACGTCTGTTACTAATATCGTACTTATCCCTCATTTGGAAACTATATATAATCAACTTGAGTCAGATTTAAAGAAAAATGATCCAGATTTTCCGTTTACTCAGGAGGATTTGATTAAAATTGGTGGTTACATTAACTGTTTAAAGAAACAAATAAATTTCTATGAAGTACAAGACATTGATAATGACTGTATTTTAACAGAAACAGAGAAACACATAATCCAAGAGTAATATGAATAAAAAGATATCACAATTTGAACTAACAACTAAACTACAGGAGCAAGACCTCATTACCCTTGTACAAGATGGTAGTAATAAGAATATTACTAGTGGGAGTTTTACTACATCACTATCTGGTACATTTGCTACTAATGAGAGAGTTGATGCCGTAGAAGAAGATGTTGAGATACTAGATACTAAAGTAGATGATAATTATAAAGATCTTAGTAATAAGATAGTAGAAGGGGATACTAGTGTAACTACTAATCTTAATAGTGCTATCACTAGTTACTATGATGTATTGAATAATAAGATCATTACTTTAGATACTAAGCATGACACCGATATGTCAGAGATTGGTGGTACTATGCAAGAATGGATAGATGATATTGATAATAGATCTACATTACAACAATTACAGGATGCTCTCAATAGACTTACTTTAGCTGAGAATACAATTACTGCTTTAGCAGAAGTAATTGCAAATGGTGGAGGTAGTGGGTCCACTCCTGGCTACCACACCCAAAGTACTGCTACGATATTTCCTTTATCTGGTTATTATAAAGGTAGTAGTGCTGCTCCATTAACTACTACAGATACACTAAATCAAGCATTATCTAAGCTTGAAAATCAAGTAGAGGCGGTATCTAGTAGTTCTGGTTCTTTACCTGTAATCAAGTATGGAGAAAGTACTCCTCCTGCAGATAACTTCTTATATACTTCTTTAAAGACTGCAGAAGATTATTTAAATAAGCATGGAGATACTGCGGATGGTAAAATAACAATGTTACAAGGTTTACAAGCGGGAAACACATTTCGTTCTGGTTGGGATGGTGTTGGAGCTAGTTTATATCCATTAGGTTCCAAATGGAATATGGAATTAGACAATCTGTTTGTTAGAGGTAATATGACAATAAATGAACTTACAGTAAATGAGATTAAAGCTGTAGGTGGTGACATTCTAGTTACTGTAGCAGATATGAAATGTATCGAAGTAGAAGAATTGGCAGATTCTTATAAATGCTACTTTGATGATCAAGAAGGTACTAAGTATAATCAATTTATAGTTAATGACTTAGCAATATGCCAAAAATTTGATGGTAAAAATGTTAAAAGATATTGGCGTAAAGTAAATGCTACTGGTAGTAATTACATCACGTTGTCTAAAGACGTATGCGAGCCAGGTAGTGGTAAGCCAGAAGCAGATGATGAAATATTACAATTAGGTCATATGTACGAATCTGATCCAGACTACAATTTACAAATGGATGAGAGACGTAATGCAATTTTTATTAGTGCTAAAGGTGATAATGCCCCTAGAATCTCTTACTATAAGAATATTGATACTTTTTCTCTAGCTGATGAGGATGGTGTAGTTCGTGAAAGAGTTGTAATTGGTGGTGATCAAACTAAATTTGTAGGTACAATTTATCAAACTTCTGACACAGGAATCGTTAGAGTACCTGTATACAGAGGTATTTGGGTTTCTGGCAATACTTACTATTATTATGACCAAGTAAGTCACAAAGGTAGTTTATGGATCTGTATGGACCCTAATGGTACTAAAGATGAACCAAATGAGAATGATGATCAATGGCAAAAGCAAGTTTCAAAAGGTGAAGATGGTAAATCAGGGGATGACAAAGCTAAATGGGTAGAAATTGTAGGTGATCGATTATTTTTGTTTGATACTCCCGATTTCTCAGGAACTCCTACTCCAAGAACTATTCATTTAACTGCAAATGTATATGGGATGGAAAATCCTACATACGAATGGAAAATGCTTAATGCAGAAGGAACCAAATTGTCTGCACAAAGTTCTATAGACTTTCCATATACAGCAATGCCAACAGATTCCCGTACATTAAGTATTCGTTGTACTGTTACAAATTCTGATGGTACTACTTACTATGATGATACCCAATTAGCTAAATTATCAAATGGTGCAGAAGGTCTCGATGCATATTATATTGACTTAAGCAATGGTACGGTTGCAGTACCATTCGATGCAGATGGAGTTACACCATTAGTAGATTTGTCTACTATTACTACAGATGTTTACGCGTATCATGGTATTAATCCAATTGCTATTAAAAGTATAACATATTCTACTACTTCTGGTGGAGCTACTGTAAGTATAACTGGTTCTAAAGTAACCCTTACTTCAATAAGTCAGAAACAGGCTAGTATAGATTTAAATGTAACATTAGAAGATGGAGTATCTATAGTTAAGACATGGTACGTTAATAAAGTAGCTAATGGTGAAAATGGTTTTAATGGAGAAGATGCAGCATATGTATATATGTCTGGAGAACAATTCTTTCACTATAAAACAGGTAAAACTGTTCCCGAAAACACTACAATCACTCTTACTGCAGATTCATTTAATATAATTAATCCATCTTACAAATGGTATTGGGCGATAGCGGGTACATATGATTGGCAATTGTTAGCTAATGAAACAAATAGTACATTAGTAGTTAGTTATAATGGTATCTATTTCACTAGTACAAAAAAAGATGAAATTAGTTTTAAATGTGTGGTATCAGGAGCAGGAGCAGAATTTTCAGATTTCATGACTATTAATAATGTTCGTGATGGTGAAAATGTATATAGAGGTATCCTTACAAATGAAAACACTGGTGTACCAGCAGATTCAGGTGGAGTAGTAACAGATTATTCTACTGCTACTACTACAGCTAGATTGAAGTATGGTTCTCAAGATGTTACTGATTTTAAACTTACTACTTCTTTACAAACTGGTACTGGTAGTGTAACTTATACCCAAAGTACACAAACAATCAAGTGTACATCATTGACTTCTGATTCTGCCATGTGGAGGGTAGATTTTATATCACCAGCAAGTAGTAATAAGGTAGTAGATAGTGTTGATTTTGTTGTCACTAAATCTAAAGCAGGAGTAAACGGTGATGTAGGCAATAGTCCTATACAAATATTCTGTAATACTTCGAGTGCTAGTAATAAACCTAGTAGACCTACATTTACATATAGACCCTCTTCTGGTGGTGCAACTTCTGGAGGATATATATGGTATCCAGATCCAAAATACAGTTCATCTCAAACTACTTGGATTAGTTCAGGTAATTATGATCCAAATGCTGGAAAAATGGCTTATGATGAAAGTATAGGTGGATACTGGACTGATCCATTACCACATTCTGGTAAAGATGGTGAAAAGGGTGATAAAGGAGATAAAGGGGATAAAGGAAATACTGGAGCACCTGGTTCAGATGGATGGAATGGTCCATCTTTAAGCTATCGTGGAGAATACAGTTCTAGTAAGTATTATGCATGGACAGTTAACCCTGATGTAAGAGATGTCGTTAAATATGGTAGTGTCTATTATATGGTTGCTAATGGAAGAAGAGGTTTATCATCTTTTAAGAATGTAACCCCAGGAAGTAACACATCATATTGGTCTTCATTTGGAGCATCTTTTGAATCTATAGCTACTGGGCTATTGTTTGCGGAAAAAGCTACTATTGCTGGTATGGATTTTTATAATAATTGTATTGCAGCTAGTAGTGGTAGATTTTTCTTAGACGGTAGATACGAATCTGACCTAACTCATGGTTGGCCAATTATGTCATTTGGTAATGATGCTGTAAAAGACGGAGTGCCAAGTAACAGTGCAGCATTAAAAATTTATGGTGGTGGTACATTAACTGTAGGAGATGGAGAAGTTTCAGCCAATGCAGGCGTTACTGGTGGAGGAACTGGTAGCAATGCTGTAAGATTTTGGGCAGGAGATACTTTTGGCAATAGAGGATCTGCTCCATTTAGAGTAACTCAATCAGGATATGTGTATGCTAGTAATGCTAGCATTACTGGTACTATTTCTGCATCCACTGCTACCTTTACAGGAAACGTATCAGTAGGTTCATTAAGTGGATGGAATATTCCAGGTGTTAAAACTGTCTGTCATTATGGTAGTAATTTAAGAGGAACAATTTATTCTCAAGGAGGATGTCAAGTTAGTTCTATAAACAGAAATGGAACTGGAGAATATACAGTATATCACAATATCGGTCATACAAATTATGTAGTTTTATGGCAAGGGCAAGCACGAAATAATTCTCCTTATTCAGATTCTGCTGGATTTAGAGGAACGGTGGGAGTAACTTCTACATCTTCTAGTTCATTTAAAATGGTTTGTGTGGATACAGATAATAATAAACATGACGTTGGTGGTTATGGTGATGCAATAGATTTAGTAATTATCGGTTATGCTCAATAATATGGAAGAAAAGATATATTTACTTTGTTCAGGTGGAATGATAGAAGCTCCAGAGGATTGGTATAAAGGATTAAAAGAAAGTGAATTTGTAGATTCTTACGAAGGATTACTTCAAGGAGGTTACATGCATCCGTCTAGTGAACAAATAGAATTTAATTTAGCCAATCCTAATCTAGATTTATATAATGCTTTTTATATGATTCCTAGAGATACAGCTGTAGTTAATGAAGAAATAAGAAAGCGTAGAGAGAATTTATATAATACTAGTACAGATAGATTGTATATGGCTTATGTAAAGTACAGAGAATTTGGAGAGGAAGAGAAAGCCGCAGCAGCATATCAAGAATGGAGAGAAGCAGTAGAAAAAATAAAACAAGATAATCCATACTCATTATAATATGATTAAGAATAATGTATATTATGAATGGTTTGCAAGTATAACCGTACCCAATCCAGATCAGGTTGGGTACTGGGTTGACTTGGGAGCAGATTCAAAAGGTAGAATAATTAAAGTTTACAATCGTGATATAGAAAAATGGGTTGTACTCTTTGATGTAAGTAAAGATGACTATGTACCACCATTTATTGGTTCTAATGGCAACTGGTGGGTAGACAATAGAGATACTGGAGTAAAAGCTACTGCAGAGACTCCATATATAGGTGAGAATGATCATTGGTTTACTTATGATCCTATCAACAAAGTATATGTAGATACAGGTATAGAAGCTCGTGGTCTTAGTGCTTACGATATTGCAGTTAAATTAGGTTTCAAAGGTAGTGAACAAGATTGGATTGATAGTTTAAGTAAAGCATCTGAAGATGCTGCTGTTGCTGCACTAGATGCAGCTAACAAAGCAAATGAAGCTGCAGATAAAGCTAATCAAGCTGTAACAGATATTGAAGGTATAGTTGACGATGCTGTAGCTGCTACTGATAAAGCTGAAGAGATTGCTAGTAATCCACCAAAGATCGTAGATAATGATTGGTGGATCTATGACTATGATACTAAACAATATGTTAATACTGGTATAGCTGCTATTGGTGATGCTTTCACTTACAAGAAGGAATATCCTTCAGTAGAAGCAATGGAAGCTGATTGGGGTACTGCTGATGTAAAATTAGGTGAGTATGTACTTATTAATACTAATGATGTAGAAGATCCTGATGATGCTAAAGTTTACTTGAAGACTCAAGAAGGCTGGAAGTTTATTGTTGACTTATCTGGTATGCAAGGTATTCAAGGTTGGTCAGCATATGAAGTTGCAGTAAAACATGGTTTTGTAGGTACTGAAGAAGAGTGGGTTCAATCATTAAAACAACCTGCATTAGATGCAGCAGCAGAAGCATTAGAAGCTAAAGCTCAAGTAGAAGCTACTGAAAAAGCTGTTAAGGAAGCAGAAGCATTACGTGTTACTGCAGAACAAGGTAGAGTCAATGCTGAGAATACCAGAGTAAGTAATGAAAATACACGTATCTCTAATGAAGATAGTAGGAAAGCAGAAGAGGCTAAAAGAGTAACTGCTGAGAATGCTCGTATTGCAGCAGAGACCTCTAGAAAAGAAGCAGAGTCTAGTAGGGTTAATGCAGAATCAGATCGTGTAGAAGCTGAAGGTGCAAGAGCAGCAGCAGAGCAATTAAGGGCAAATTCTGAAAGTGAACGTAACACTAAGGAAAAAGAACGTATAGCTAATGAAGCAATTAGAGTTGCATCTGAAAGTGAAAGAGTAACTGCTGAAACTTCTAGAAAGGAGGAAGAAGCTAAGCGTGTAGAAGAAGAAACAGCTCGTGATACAGCAGAACAGGAAAGAGTGTCAAATGAAGCCACTAGACAGGCAAATGAGGTGATTAGAGAGACTCAAGAGGCTGCAAGGGAAAAGAATACAGCTGATGCTATAACCGCCGTAAATGAGGCTAAAACAGCTGCACAGCAGGCTACTACAAATGCTACTACTGCTGCTAACAACGCCAACACTCAAGCAGCAAGAGCCAAAGAATATGCAGACAATCCTCCCAAAGTAGGGGACGACGGCTATTGGTATCTTTGGGATGAAGTTGATGATGTATATGTAAATATCGGTTGGCCATCCTCAGGTATTATTTTAAAAGGTAGACTTAACAGTCCAGAGGAACTAGGTGATATAGTAGATCCGCAACTTAGTGATTCTTATATTGTTGGTACAGATCTATACTTTTGGAATGGTATTGAATGGGTTAATATGGGTAGATTCCAAGGGCCTCAAGGAGAACCCGGTAAAGATGCAGAACTTAGTAAAGCAGCTATTGAAGCTGTATTAGTAGGTGAAGTAACTACTCATACTCATGATACTAGGTATTATACTAAGGATCAAACTGATGCTAACATAAAGGTAGTAGCAGATGACCTTGCTAACAATTACTATAATAAATCCCAAGTAGACAGTAAGTTTACTTCTGTATATGTTTTCAAAGGATCTGTAGATACGATTGAAGATTTACCTACCGAGGGTAATGTCATTGGTGATGTATGGAATGTTCGTAAATCTGATACTAACTATGCATGGACAAGTGAAGGTTGGGATGCATTAGGAGGTACTGCTGAATTATCTTCATTAACTGCTAATGGTTTGATGTCTAAAGAAGACTTTGCAAAGTTACAAGGTATTGAAGCAGGTGCACAAGTTAATAAGATCGAAACCATTACTAAAAGAGTACTCTTGAATGTTGTAGATAAAAATGTAACTATACCAGAAGACATTGCAATTAGTCCAGATGAACCTACCAACAATGAAATCATCTGGATGGATACTGATGAAGATTATGACTTTACATTTGATGGGTATAGTAAAGTAGATGCTGATGCAAGATTTGTTTATCAAGTAGAGGGTAAAGATTTATCTACTAATGACTACAGTAATGCTGATAAGAATAAAGTAGATAATCTTAATAGTTATGTAACTAGTGGTAGTTTTGCACAAGATGCAAATAATGCTGCCATTACGTTGAATATTAAAGATCCTGTTACAGATAATAATTCTAATCAAGTACTTACTATTAACAAAGCCACTACTACTACTGCAGGTGTAATGTCTGCTGCTGATAAAACTAAACTTGATGCTGCATTAACTGCTTCTGATAATATTGCAACTGCTACTAAATTAGCCACTGCTAGAACTATATGGGGGCAAGCGTTTAATGGTAGTGCAAATGTTAGTGGAGATATGACCGGAGTTGGCAATGTTGCAATGTCTGGTGTGTTGAATCTTGACAATAATAAGGGTATAACAGTTAAAGACACTGAAGGTGAAGGTTTAGGTGTTTTGAATTTTAATACAACAAATGATCTCCATTTTGGATATTACACTGCAAATAAAGGTTATAATACATACATTGCTGGTAATAATGTTATTGTTCGTACTGTTGGACTACCTGAAAGAGTAAGAGTAACGTCTGATGGTAAGGTAGGTATAGGTACTTCTGCTCCAGAAAGAATGTTGGATGTTGCTGGAGGTGTTCAATTTAAAACCAACATAGATGCTGTTATTAAGATTCCTGTAAAATCAATAGGTTCTGGTCATGCCCCTGGTATGCACTTTTATACAAATGATGGAGCAACTAGAATCGGTGGTGTTGGAGGATATGTAAGCAATCCTAGTTCTGAAAACTATCGATCATATATCGGATGGGGTGATAACCCATTTGATTTAAATTCATCTTTAACAGTATCAAATAGTTCTATAACCTATAAAGGAAATAAAGTATGGCATGCTGATAATGACGGTGCAGGTAGTGGATTAGATGCTGATTTGTTAGATGGTTATCAATTAGTTACTATTGGAAATGCTACTGGTCCTCATTCTGTTTTTAGTAGGCCATCTATTGGAAATGAATTCAGATCTTGGCATATAGGTAATTTACCAACTGTAGCTTCCACTAGTACTGAAGAAGCTAAAGTAGTATTCAACATTTACGGTTTAACTAACTTTGCTTCTACAGAAGAAATATTTACTACTATTACTGCCAGTACAAGAGGAAAAATTGGAGTTGAGGTTGTAAATCACATAGGAGATGCAAGTCAATATAAAGTTGGTTATGTAGCTACTGATTCAGAAGTACAAATTTGGGTAACAAATCTACAAAGATATGGAGGAACTTCCAGTTTGGATATCTGCGTTAGTAAACAATTTACTTTAGTAAATTCTGTTCAAACTACTGTTCCTGAGAATATTGTATATGTAAATGTAGGTAAAATTGTTACTACTTCCAATCTAGAAGATACTCTAGCATATTGGTATGAAAATGATGAAAACAATTCATCCACAACATGTGCAACAGGTGGTAACAGAAATGTAATTGAATCATTAAGAAGTAAGTTTAAAAGATGTATTGCTAAACCATATGGAGATGATGCTGCATTGATTAGTTACTTAAACGAAACAGATAGTAATAAATGGCCTGATGGTACAGATGCTACTTACGAAACCGTTAGAAAGGAGAGTTTAATGGTACATTTCCCTAAATACTATCACAAAACTATAGAAATAAGCCCAGGTATTTGGAGAACATACATATCAGAACAACAAATTGATAATGACTACATTGAGGAACCAGAATTATTATTAGGTGTATTTGAAGGAATAATTTCAGATGGAAATGGAGGAGCGTTGACTAGTACTGGATCTTCTATATCAACAGCATCTAAAACTATAGCACAGTTCGTTGCAGCAGCAAAGGTAAATGGTTCAATGTATGGTATTGGTGATTATAGGTCTCATGCTACTATAGCTAGAATGTTTTGTGCTTACTATAAGACTACTAATATTAGTACAAGCAATAGTGCTATTCCTTGTTCAGGAGGTACTAAGAGATATGACTACGGTTGGACTGGTGGAACAAAGGCTTTAGGTAATAGAGATGGGAAAGCAGCTGTAAATAATGATGCTGGATATTACTCAACTAACTTCTTAGGACTTGAAGACTGCTATTACAGTAAGTGGGAGTTTGTACAAGGAATAAACATTTTAAAAGGTAAATACGTTGTATATGACGGTGGTTCATTCCCAGATAAGGATGTAGCAGAACTAGAAGCTGCTGGTGCTACTAATATCAGAGTTGCAGGCTATGAACCTAATCCAGCTGCAACTGGAACATATAATGGATGGACTAAAGCCATAGTGCAAGGTAAGTATGGTGATGTACTTCCTACTGCACATGGTGGATCTGAAACTACTTATTATTCTGACTATAGTTGGTTTAATCCGACTGTAAATAGAATCTTTCTTCGTTCGGGT